TGGACAGCCAGACTACCCGTATAACCTAACTGCTGAGCAGTGTGAGGGTTTACTTCGTAGAGGTACGGAGTATGATCTTGAGTACATTTTTAGAGTTATGAACGGTGACCCTATAAAGTCTGGTTTACTTGGAGCAAAAGTTGGAGCGTTAGAAGTAAAAACTGCTAATACTGGCTGGCTTACCACTTTACCGTTTACTTTAAAGTTAAATGACCAACAACGTTATAGAGTTAAGCTTTCAAGCCTTACAGTACAGCACGACATGTTTACACACGAAATGATCCCTACTAGAACTCTTGTAGACCTTGGTCTTGAAAGAATTCCTGAATTCTACACAACAAATAAAAACCTACTTACTATTGACACGCAAACTCAGGCTATTCCTTCTAAGTTGGGTACCAAAGCATCAGGTATTGAAACAACCGGTAGAGGTGGCGGAGTATTTAAGAGAGGATTGGTGATTGATTAATGGCTGTCTATAGATCATCTAGGTATTACACTGGAGACGCACAACAAATTAAAAACAAAACTACCGGCTTATACAATTGGACTGTTTATCGTAGTTTTCCTGAAAGTACTAGAATTAGTTATATAAACTACACCTGGGTTGAAGGTGATCGCATTGACTATCTAGCGGATGTGTATTTAGGCAGCGGTACTTTATGGTGGCAAATTATGGATGTAAATCCAGATATTGAAGATCCTTTTAATATTGCCGCAGGAACTACCATCAGAATTCCTAGAGGTTAACATGGCCGTACCACTATCTCAAAACTTACGGGTAACGTTGCCTGTCGAAAGACCTACAACACGTAATGTAGTATTTCCAAAATCACCGGATTTTCCGCTATTGTTGATAAACGCAACCTTAACTCAAGATCTTGATTCTCACGAAATACTTGTATTAAATTTTGCGGGAAAAGTAAATGATTCTGGAAAAGCTGTTGTTTCTGGAGACCCGGTAACATTTACCTGGAGTAGCGGACTAAAAACAGCTACTTTTGTAGGATACGTGCACAGTATTAAACCTGTAACAGTAGAAGAAAACTCTACAGAAGTCTATTGCGTGTCCCCATCATATTTACTAAAGAATACAGATCAAAAAATCTATAAAAACGTTACAGCTGACGCAATAGTGTCTAAAATTGCAGCTAAGTATGGTCTTAAAGCAGTAACTCAAAGACATCCTAGAGTTTTTTCTTCAGTGGCGCAGGCAGGTCAAAGTGATTGGCAACTTATACGCAGTTTAGCTAAACAAACTGGATTTGCGCTTAAAACAGAAAAAACAACTATATATTTTATGTCAAAAGACAAGCTTGCAGCTGCTAGCAAACTATCGGCCCCATACTTTTATGCAGAAGACATAAATAGAACGTCTCGTCTTGCTTCTGCAATGGGAACTATATACAACTTTAAACCTTTAGTTTCTGATGAAGCTCCAGATATGTTTGGAGCTACAGTAGATCGTGTTGTAAATGGAATTCATCAAACTACAGATTCTCCAATAAGCACTACTCATTCTGCAAATCCTGGATCAAAGCAAACTCTAGGAGCAGTGGTTCCTAGCCAAGCTTATTTAAAAGGTGAGGTTTAGTATGGCAACCCACTCATCATCAACAAACAAAGCTACTTTTTTAAAACACTTACCTTTTGAAAGCGCAACTACATTATCAGACGCTAAATATATAGCTACAGATAGGGCAGAAGCTCATAGATATAAATATCGAGCTACGTCAGTATTAGCTGGAAATGCTGACGTAAAAGTTGGGCAATTAATTTACCTAGATCAACTTGAACAGGGCATGTCCGGGTACTGGACGGTTTTACAGGTTACACACGTCTTTGGTAGCGGAAATATGAGCTATCAGTTAGAGGTGGTTTTGGGCACTGATAAACTAGGGGACGTGTCAAAAAATATCGCGGCAAATACAGAGGTTAGAGATTTTGCAGCAGAACTTGCTGAGCAGTCTTTAGACTCTGCCCCATCTATGCTTAATGATTATTCTTTTGGTGTAAACGCTGGAAAGGTAGAGTCCTCAGCTAAATACGCCCCGTCAAGTAAAGTCGTTCCTGCGGCATATCTTAGTCCAGCCCCCACTTCATATACCCCCAATATCTATAAAGATGAAATTCCAAACATGGCAGCCATTAGACGAACTACTAGTTGGGTGGCTAAATAATGGCTAAAGAAGAATACGAGTACATGCACGATCCACAAGGTCGTCCACGATTTTTTGGTCTATATGAAGGCACAGTAGTTGATATCAACGACCCTTTAAAAAAAGCTCGAGTTAAACTTTCAGTAACCGTTACTGGAAAAGAAGTTACTAACTGGGCTAAGCCTCTTCTTCCCATTACAGTTAACTCAATCCACCCTGACCACCAAGAACATACGGCGGCTCAAATAGCTGCCCTTCTAACAACTACGGCTACAACTATTACCTCAAGCTCTGCTGGAGACCCTACGCACACCCACTCTACAACTGTGCCTGCGCTTACCGTGGTAGCAAAGGCGGGGGCTGGTACCCTAAAGCATCCGCATAAAACTGTGGCAAACACCGCTAAAAAGTGGAATGACGCTACGGACATTGCAGCTACTGAGGAGCACACTCTTCACAGACTGTTACCTAAAAAGGGACAAAAAGTCTGGGTAATGTTTGTTGCGGGACTAGTCAACGAACCAGTATGGGTAGGAGTACAGGAGCCTAAATGATAGCTATTTCATTTCCTTTTACTTTCGATCCCTTCGGCGTTGTGGGAACAAGTTCTGATCAGACTAAAATTTATCAGGACAGGATTTTAACCCTTTTATCAACCGTTAAGGGGGAAAGACCTATGCGCCCAACTTACGGTACAGATTTAGCTAGAGCAATGTTTGAAAATCAAGGGGATGCTAAGAAAGCAATAGATCAAGCAGTGCGTTCTGCTATAGAAACCTGGATACCTGAGGTAGAGGTTTCTGCCGTAAATATAAACACACAAGATGATAGTGGAAGAGTAGGTGTAGAAGTTAACGTTGTACTTCCTGACTTTACCTCTACTTCTGTGAACGTTTTAAGTTTAACCCTTAACCCAGATGCGTCTACAACGAGGTGATGAAATATGAGTAATGAAGTACCTTCCCAGATAGATTACACATCTAGAGACTACAACTCTCTAGTTACAGATTTAACTAGTCTTGTTAACGTACGCACCGGTTATGATTGGAATGCCGATGATCCAAGTGACTTAGGTACCACAATTTTAGAGTCTTTTGCCTATATGGGCGACGTAATGTCATACTACATTGATCGTGTAGCTAATGAGCTTTCTATTGATACCGCTGCTCGTAGAAAAACACTTGTTGATCTAGGAAAATTGTACGGCTATCGAGTTTCTGGGCCAACCCCAGCAAGTGTGTCTCTTCGTTTTGAAAATTTAAGTGATGGGCCTATTGATATTCCAGTAGGTACCCAAGTCCTTGCTACTTTACTGTACGGAGATTACACAGAGGTTTACTTTGAAACTATTGAAAGTGCTGTGCAAGTTGCTTCTGGAGACTCTATTACACTTTTAGCAAAAGAAGGAAAAACTGTAAACACTGATAGACCAGACCTTATCAGCGCAACAACTAACAAACCACTTCCAGTAAACCTTGGAACTTCAGGTGGAACTGCAGACCAAGAATTTCAACTTCTTGAAACAAATATTGTAGATAACTCCATTGTTGCATACGTAGGCCAGGGAGAAGCATTTGCTCCATGGCAGTTCGTAGAAACTCTTTCTGAGTTTGGTCCACAAGCGTTGGTTTTTACCACCAGTATTGACGAAGACGGTTATACCTCAATAGTGTTTGGAGACGGAGTAAACGGCTCTATTCCACCTTATGGACAAGTTATTAGCGCTTTGTATAAAGTTAGCGTTGGTTCTTCAGGAAACCTTGCAGCTAACACTGTTGAAGAAGTTACCTTTATTCCAGGAAATAACACACCAGAAGTTGTAGGTTATCTTTCAGTGACCAACCTTTCATCAAGTTATGGTGGGGCTGACGGTGATGACAACTCTCAAATTAGGTCTAAAGTAAAGGGCGCTATTTCTGCTCAACGTAGAGCCGTTACATTAACAGACTATGAAGCTTTAGCAAGTTTAGTACCTCAGGTAGGTAGAGTAAAAGCATCCTCTTCTGTATATACCTCAGTTAATCTTTATCTTCAGACACAAAATGATGGGTCAGTTACCCCAGGAATTTTAAACGGTAGCCCAACAACAACTTGGAATACAGTTGCATCAGATATAGAGACCTACATGAGTTCTAAAATTCCTGCGGGAGCAACCCTTACAGTTATTCAACCAACTTATGTTGACTTTTACGTAACACTAAATGTTTCTGCAAGACCTTCTTACAGAAATACAGAAATTGCTAGAAATATTAGATCTGCTTTTATTAACCCTGGCGGTCTGTTTTCTTATGAAGCAGTTGACTTTGGACAGACAGTGTCTTTCTCTGCCCTTATTGCTAAAGCACAGGGTGTAGACGGCGTAATCTCTGTTAATGTAACAAAGTTTAATACTGACAATAGCTCTACCGTAGAGACAGCCGGAGTGGTTCTTTCTACTGGAAGTATACCTATTTTACAAACCGCAAACCTAATCATTAACGTTACGGGCGGTTTGTCATGACAGTAGTCCCAACATACTAGAAAATAGACTAGACCCAACAGATAGGTAGTGAGATGCCAGCACAGTACCCCGCTTCGGTAAGAACGTTCACCAACAAGGTAGACCTTGTAGATACTGTATTTGCCGACCACGTAAACATTCTTCAAGACGAAGTTCGTGCTTTAGAGGTTACCTTTGGTAATCAAGTACTAGTGTCTACCTATACCGGAACTTTTGCTCAAACTACTTCTTGGTCTACTGTTGGAGCACGCCTAGCTAATATTGAGGCCGGATTAGTAAGCGGCGTAGTTGGATCACCTTACTTTAAGAAAACTGGAGATACCATTTCTCCGGCATCTGGAAGTATTGCGCTTGGACTAAAAACTACAGCCGGTACAGCAAATCTTTTAGAGGCAAGAAATTCTGCTAATACTCTTAGATTTAATATTAATTTTGATGGGCTACCTAAAGTAGGAGCAGCTAACGTTCTATACGTTGGAAGTTCTGAGTATACAACTCTAAACACTGCTGCTACAGAAGCTAACGTAATCGCAAAAGGTAACCCATTCAACCCATTCCTGCTTGCAGGCATGTAAGAACTTATTAGGGGCATAACAAATGGCTAAATATGGTTTTGGTACGTACGGCATACCAAAGTACGGTGAGGTAGACGCTAACCGCCTCTACTACTCTTCCGGTATTTTTGGGTGGTCCTATGATTACCAAACTATATCTTTAACTTGGAAATCTATTTTAAGTGATCCTAACGACGCTCCGTATGTTCCTATTGCCTGGCGTTTAGTAAGAAGTTACGTAGGAGTTCCAGATAACCCATACGTTGGAGACCTATTAGACTCGGGAGAGTTACCTTCTAGCTTTAGGCTTACCTACATAGACGATGATGAGTCTTTATTAGAAAATCATGAAGTTACCTATACAATTTGGGTCTTTACTGCCGAACAAGATAGCTTTGGAAACATTGTTTCTTATGATGACAGTCGTTGGATTAACTGTGGAAGTACTGTTGTAAATACCGTAGCTCAAACTCAAACAGCTGATTACTTTAAACGTTGGCTTCCTGCTGCGTGGCTAAATGAGTCCGGCGGTGTTGGAGATGCTACTGGTGAGGCAGAAGATACTGCCTTAAGTAGGCTTATTGATGCGTATAGTTTTGAGTATGACAAGATTAGAACACAGGCATCTCTTATACAAGAATACGCGGACGCTAGAAATGTTCCGTCTATTCTATTAAAGAATAAAGTTACAGATTTAGGATTTTTATACGAACCTTCTTTAGGGGATACGTATCATAGATCTCTGTATAAAAACGGAAACTTTATCAATGCCTATAAAGGAACTAGTTTAGGTATTGCCTCTTATGCAACTGCCTTAACACACTGGGGTACTTCCGTAGAGGCAGGTAGAAACCTCATGCTTGATTATAACGACGCATCTTTTGAAGAAAGTATTGGACGTTGGACAGCCGGACCGTCTGCCGTAACAATTTCTCATCAAAAATACTCTACGGCTTTAGTTGATCTTGGATCAGCCGTGTTACCTCCTGTAACGCCACTAGCTCGTCCCGAGTGGCCTATGAGGGAAGTAGGTTTTGCAGTAGTTACTCCTGCAAATACGTCTGCAAAAACCCTTACTTTAGGTACCGGAACTAACTACACTATTCCAGTTACTGCTGGTAAAAAGTATATTTTTAAAGGTTGGGTGCGACACCTTACCGAAACAGGAACAGTATCTGTTTCTATAAAGTGGTTAAATAAAGCTGGAACCCTACTATCTTCTAGTACTTCAGGGTCTGTTGTTAATACAGATGTTGCTTGGAAAGAACTACGGTCTGCTTCAGAAACCATAGGAGACGGTATTACAGCCCCTACCAATACTTTTTATGCTCAAGTATCTATTTCTTTAACTGCCTCTGTAGGGGCTACTAAATTCTTATTTGATAAATTTGATTTTAGAGAAGCCGATAACAAAGGCATTACAAATGCTGGAAAACTTCCAAGTTACGAGTACGAAGACGCACGTTTAATTAAAGTAAACGTAGAAGCAGACTTAGAGAACTACATCTTAAATCCAAGTTTTGATTCTGGGACTAGCTGGTGGAAATCATTTAATGCTGAACTTGTTCAGGATCTAAACCCACCAACTGCGGCAAAGGTTTTTGGTACAGCGGTAGCAAAATTGACTACGCTATCAGATGATAAAGCAGCTTTAATTTCAGACTGGCAAACGGTATCTCCTGGAACACCTTATACGGTAGGTTTTTATGTAAGCGGTGCTGTAGGAAAAAATGCTATAGCTCGCATAGAATATTCTTCTGGTCAATCATATGAGGATCAAGTAAGAATTCTTAGTGATGAAGATGGTAAATACTACCCTGTGGAACCATACTATGTAGATAGTGATCCGGTAACTTTAACTGCAACTGCTCAACGCATATCTGTATACGCCGTATCACCAGTTCTAGGCGAAGATTACAGTAAACCATTAGTTAAATGCTCTGTATATTTCCCTGATGCGGAGGCAGACGACGTATTTTACGTAGACTCAGTTATGATGGTAGAAGCTGCAGAAATAAAAGACTACTTTCAAGGTGACGGTGGAATTCTTCCGGAAGACCCAAATGTCAATACTTTTTACCCATCCTCAGACTGTACTTGGGATAAAAGAAACCATTTAAACATGGTTACTAATTCTTCGTTTGATGACACAGATAAGTGGGTTGCTGCTGCTGGGACTACATTTACGGTAAGCACTTCTAACCCGCTTTTTGGAACAAAACGAGGAAACGTATCGGCAACAGGTGGGGGATCTATTTCTACTACGGTGTACTACCCAAGAGGAGCCTGTATTGGTGGGGAGGACGTAGTAGTATCTGCTTACGTTAAGAACGTTGCAGGCGTATATTCAATTAGTACCTCAGGACAAGCAGTTAACTCGTTTAGAGTGTCTACGGAAAATGCTAACTCTTGGACTCGTATAGATGTAACAAGAATTGCTGAAGTAGGAGAAACTAACTTTACAATAGCTATTTCTCTTAGCCAAGCTGGATCAGGAACAAAGGTTTTCCATATTGACGGAGTTCAAGCAGAGTTTGGAAGAGTTGCTACCCCGTTTGTTAATCCAGCAACAAGCGGCACCGCGGTATCTCAAAACCCAGCACAAGCTGGTGAGACAGTGTCCTACGCGTATTCGTACATGGTTAATGCGGGATATAGTTTCTACGGAGCTCGTTATCAAGAAAAATATCAACGTTTATCTTCCTCTCTTAATTTAGTTACTCCTTTAGGATCTACCTGGGCTATTAAAACTCACGAGTCCGAAGTTGGATTAAATGAGATTGCGGGAACCCTTTTAACCTCTCCGTCTTTTGAACTTGACCTTGAAGGTTGGGATGGAGTCTCATCTATTTTAAGAAGGTCTATATCTCGAGGAATTATATTTGACGAAATCCTTACTCAGGGAGCGGCGTTTTGTAAGGTTATCTCGAATGATGATGGAGATTTTGGAATTATTAGCGACCTCATTAGCATTCGACCAGTGACTGGATACTACGCATCTATTGCTGTAAAACCAGAAAACGAAGATGCTTATGGAACTTACACATTAAAAGTTAAGTGGTACGCAGAGAGTCAAGGATTCTTGCGAGAAAAAACATCTCAAGTAGTACTAAATAGACATGACCGTTGGGCGTATTTAGATGTAGTAGCGCCTGGCGCTAAAACTGTCGCTATCTCCGGAGCAACTGTAGAAAATAATTACATTACCCTCACTACAACTGGTGCACACAGATTCTCTGTAGGAGAAGACGTAATTGTTGTAGTAAATAATTACGTTGCTTTATCAGGCCCTGCAACTATTGAGGCTGTTACTGAAAACACCTTTTCTTTTACTAGAGTTGCCGATGATCTAGAACAGACCGAGGTTATAGGTTCAGCCAGATTCTCTAATACTGGCGTTGTATATGCTAAGGTTGAAGTAACCTGCAGCCCTTCATCCCCTGGAGTTGGTCTCACCTTCCACCTTGACAAGGTTATATTTAAGGAGTAGGTTCCAGCCTATGACTGAACTACTTGTAGCAGCTTGGGCGGTGGCCTGTGTATT